AGAGAAGTAGCTGAACCGTGGGACTGGGAAAAAGACGGCGACCCCAGTGAATTAGTTAAAGCTATGGCCAAGCTAATGGTTTTACATAACGGCATAGGTTTAGCTGCACCTCAATGTGGTATATCTAAACGTATATTTGTTATGGGTAATTCTGATCATTTAGTAGCATGTATCAATCCAGAAATTATCTCAGGTAGTGAAAGAGTGAGAGAGCAAGAAGGATGTTTGAGCTTTCCTGATCTTTGGATGTATGTAGAACGATACAAAGATATCTCAGTAGAATATTACAATGTTGCCGGTGAAAGAGTACAGCAAGAATTTATTGGTTTAATGGCTAGGGTCTATCAGCATGAACTGGATCATTTAAATTCTATATGCTTTGATGATAGAGTAGGCAAGCTTGTACTAGAACGAGCAAAAGAAAAGAGAAAAAAGAAAAGAGCTAGAAAAGGCGTTTAACTAAAGTAATTGATCTTCTTTTTGATCGTCTTTTACCTAGTTCAGTCAGACTAACAGTAGGACCGTGTAAAATAGCTAAGCTTTTGTTATTAAATGTTCGTAAGTATGGCTTGAACACGGCCCAATCTTCTTTTAAGAATATATTGATCGGTATAAGTCTATTTGATTCCCACCACCATATATCTCCCAATTCCAAGAACTTTTCTTTAAGTTCTGTTTCTACTATAGACCCATAATCGTAAATAGTGGTTACTATGTCATCTCTATTTTGCACAATACCAACATAGTCTTGGCTGGCATAATGGCACACTGTTATGAACGGGTGACTATCACTTAATTTCTTGAAAAAATCTTCTGAACTCATGTGTAATATTTATACCCGTTTCAAATCAAATAAATTTAATTAAGACTAAATAGTTAAAATAAAGGTAACAATACAACATGTCTTATGCCACACAAGTTTTCTATTACATACCCAGACAGATTGTTATTATCAGTACAGGTACATCAGCGAGAATTTATATGCCTCAATATAGTAAACCACTTAGCCTTCAAAAAGGCGTAGACAATCAGTTACAATATCAATTTCTAAACAGCGAACAAAAGCCAGTTGATATCACAGGCAAGTCTATTACTTGTCGTATTATAAGTTATGATGGCACTGAAGTGCTTATAAAGAAAGCATTAACATTGTTATTGCCAGTAACTGGCATAGCAGTTCTTAGACTAAATGCTGCGGAAATAGAAGATATCCCAACACAAAAAGCTTATTACAGTTTAGAGATTCCTGTAGGAGAATTTGATTATCCTGTATTCATTGACCAAAACATGGGTGCGCGTGGTGATCTTAATATAGTAAATTCTATATTACCTTCCTTTGTTCCTTCTGAAGTTGTAACTATTCCAACTGGTCAAGTTTTTCCAAATACAAATCCCAATGTAAGTTCTAATTTCACTTATTATACCAGTGTGATTAATACACAAGACAATCCTATTTTAACCATTCAGGCTCAGTACAATGAGTATGAAGGTAATATAGTTATCCAAGGCTCTACATTAGTAGACAGCGATTGGTATACAATTACCACAGCAGACTATTCTAATATTTCTGAAACAAAAGGATATACAATTAACGGCTTTCATCCTTTTGTAAGATTACAATTTAATAGTGAACAGGGCGAAGTAGACAACATCTTGGCAAGATAACATCTTGATTTATTATAGAAATATGCTATAATCAATGAATGTTTGATATATTAACAATTATTCCCGGCAAAAGAAAAACAACAGCAAAGGGTTGGGTTTCTTTTAACTCTCCCTGTTGCCATTATCGTGGGCACAAGCCCGATAAAAGAATGCGTGGTGGATTAATAAAAGACAACTACAATTTTACATACAGTTGTTTCAATTGCCACTTTAAATGTAGGTTTGAGTTAGGTAAGCCTCTATCTGCTAATACTAAATTATTTTTAAAATGGTGCGGAGCAGATGAAGGTTTAATTACAAAAATAGGCTTAGAAAGCTTACAGAACAAAGATATCTTAGACTATATTACACCTACAGTAAGAAATATATCTATCAACTTTAAAGAAAAAGAACTTCCTGATAATAGTGAAGTATTAGATATTAATAATCCAAAACATCATAAATTCATTGAATACATAGAAAACAGAAAAATAAATTATGATGAATATCCCTTTTTAGTCACTACAAATGATATGGGAAGAAACTCAAACAGAGTTATTATTCCCTTTACATACAAAGGAAAGATTGTTGGTAATACAAGTAGATTTTTAGACGATAGAAAACCAAAGTATCTTAATGATCAACCTACTGGTTACTTATTTGGTTACGATTTTCAAAAACCTGAATGGTCTATTTGTATTGTTGTTGAAGGTATATTTGATGCACTAAGCATAGACGCTTGTGCTTTGGGTACTAGTACGATCAGTTTAGAACAACAAGAATTACTAAGACGATTAAACAGAACAATTATTGTAGTTCCCGATCAAGACAAAACAGGATTAGACCTAATTGATCAAGCATTAGAATTAGGGTATCAAGTAAGTTTACCTGAATGGGGATTTAATAGTGATAACAAACCCATTAAAGACGTAAATGAAGCAGTAGTAAAATATGGTCGTTTACCTACATTACTAAGTATCATACAATCAGCGACTATGAGTAAAATTAAGATAGACATGAGGAGAAGAAAGCTTGTTAAAAGAATTTAATTCTGAAGTACAAATATTATTTTTAAGAATGATGGTTACAAATTCAGACCTCTATACAAGAGTGATGAATATAATGAATCCACAAAACTTTGACAGAACCACAAGACCTGTAGCAGAGTTTATGGTAGAACACGCACACAAGTATCATATCTTACCCGATCCAGTACAAATCAAAGCAGCAACCGGGATAGAAATTGAACGCATAGCTGACTTAGACAGTCAAGGGCATATAGAATTCTTTTTAGCAGAATTTGAAAACTTTACTAAAAGACAAGAACTAGAACGAGCAATTTTAAAAGCAGCCGAACTTTTAGAAAAAGGTGAATATGATCCAGTAGAAAAATTGATCAAAGATGCGGTACAGATATCACTTCAACGAGATATGGGTACTAATTATTTTGCTGATCCTAAAGAACGATTAAACAAATACTTTAATCAGGGAGGGCAAGTAAGCACAGGTTGGCCCCAACTTGATAGAATTATGTATGGCGGTATGTCTCGCGGTGAGTTAAACATATTTGCGGGAGGATCAGGTAGTGGTAAGAGTTTGGTAATGATGAACATAGCTTTGAATTTTTTAAATCAAGGATTAAGCGGTGTTTATATTACACTTGAACTGTCTGAAGAGCTAACTGCTTTACGTACTGATGCTATGTTAACTAGCATGAGTACAAAAGATATCAGAAAAGACTTAGACACAGTAGAACTAAAAGTAAAAATGGCTGCTAAAAAGTCAGGACAATATCGCGTTAAGGGATTACCCGCACAAAGCAACGTAAACGTGATCAGAAGTTATATCAAAGAAGTACAGATACAAACAGGAATGCCAGTAGACTTTGTAATGATTGACTACTTGGATCTAGTAATGCCTGTTTCTGTAAAAGTAAACCCCAATGATCAGTTTATCAAAGACAAGTATGTAAGTGAAGAGTTAAGAAACTTAGCAAAAGAATTGGGTGTATTAATGATAACTGCTTCACAGCTAAACAGATCGGCTGTAGAAGAAATTGAATTTGATCATAGTCATATCGCTGGTGGTATTTCTAAGATTAACACTGCTGACTATGTGTTTGGTATCTTTACTAGCAGAAGTATGAAAGAACGCGGTAAATATCAGATTCAGTGTATGAAATCACGTAGCTCTACTGGTGTAGGACAAAAGATTGATCTTGAATATAACATTGATACTATGCGAATTACAGACGAAGGTGGTGATGAAAATGCCGGGTATCGCCAATCTGCTACAGATATTATGAACAAAATTAAAACTGTAAGTGCAGTATCTCACAATGAAACTATTGATGCTAACACTGGTGAAATTCAACAACCTGAGAAAAAAGTAGTAGCAGATGTTCAGGGTTCTAAGTTAAGAAGTATGTTAAACTCCTTAAAGAATAATTAATCTAAGATAAATATAATAAAGGTTTCATCGTATGCAAAAGAAAACACGCAGTCTCTTAGAAGAACTAGAAAGTATAGGCAACAATAAGGATGTTAATCTTCTTATTGAAAACCGTGCCAACAATGTTATTTCAAGTGCTATCAATCTTTTAGAATTGGTGAAAAAGCATTATTCCCTTGAAAAAGCTGAACTACTAGAAAGAAAACTGCTAAGTGCGATTAAAGGCAGAGATCAAGAAAGATTTTCTAAGTCTTTAAGGAAAAAAGATGATTAGACTATTTGAAGGCGGGAATATTTTCAAAGATGAGCAGGGAGTTCCTGTTACTCGCCGCATCAATAAAAATGAAATCCCTGATACTATTAGCTGGTTAGAAAAGCTAACTGGTTTGGATTTAACTAAAGAAAAAGCTAAAGATGGATTACCTATAAAATGGTTAGGTTCTACTGGTAGAAAAGAATCTTCAGGGGACTTAGACTTAGCTGTTAACAGTCAGGAAATTTCTAAAGCTGAATTAGAATCACAATTAAAAAACTGGGCTACAAAGCAGGGTTTAAATCCAAAAGAATGGGTAGCTAAGTCAGGTATATCAGTTCACTTTAAAGCTCCAATTTTAGGCGATGTTGAAAACGGATTTGTACAAGCAGATTTTATGTTTCTAGATAATTTTGATTGGGGTACGTTCTTACTAAGTCAGGGCCCTAGTGAATATAAGGGCATGTTTAGAGAAATTTTACTTAACAATGTAGCTAAAGGTACTGTAAGTTCTGAGCATCCTCAAGGCTTGCGTTTAAGTATGAAAGGCTTAGCGGACAGAGCTACTAACGAAGTTATTACATTTGATATTGATACTGTTGCTAAAGCTTTATTTGGCCCAACTGGCTCTAAAGAAGATATGATGTCAGTAGAAAATATCTATAAGAAGTTAGCTAACGATCCCAACAAAGAAAAGAAAGTAAGTGAATTTGAAGAGTACGCTAGATCGCAAGGCGTTACGCCTCCAGGAACTAAAGTACAAGAAAGTTTGTCAGATATCATGGCAAGATTCCGTAGTATTGTAATAGAAAATTCAGTAATTTTAAGTGAAGCAGCACCCGGTCCTAGAATACCGCATCCTGAAGACGCAATTTTTGATGGCAGTAGTGAAGCAAAAAAATATCTAGACGCACTCAAGCAAGCCTCTGCTAATCCTGATTCAGGTAGTATTAAATGGGATGGCGGCATCGCACTTTACTTTGGATATAGTCCCGAAGATAAATTCTTTATTAATGACAAGTACATGCCCGCAGGGTTTTATGCATATAGTCCACAGGATTGGGAAAGATATGAC